CAACCGATTGTACTTACGATCAGCTGGCAGGTGCCAGATGGGCGCAAGCCCGTTTGCAAGAAGGACGGATAGTCCATTCGGTGGATTTGAGCACTGCTACTTGCAGGTTCCCTCTGGAACCGCAGTTGGCATTAGCCCACCACCTAGGTCTACCGGATCCTCAATTAGAGGCCTTACGACGGGTATCGCAAGGTACCTGGCGTGTAGGTAAAGAGTTAGTCGAACCGTTTGGTAAGCTAACCCTCCGGTGGGTGGTTGGACAGCCATTAGGGATTCGTCCCTCAATGAGCATGTTCAGCCTGACGCACAATCTCCTTCTGTGTTCGCTATGCGATGCAGAAGGCGTGCGTCCCGAGGACACGTTCCGGGTTTTGGGTGATGACGTCGTGATTGCTCACGACGGCGTCGCCGAGAGATACAAGACTACTGTCTCGTTACTCGGTATTCCAATTTCTTGGAATAAAACCCATACTTCGGACTCCTACGCCGAGTTTGCCGGAGCATCGATCACTAGGTCGATAATCCTGCGGCCAGGCAAGTGGAGCACACCCAATAAGAAGAATTGGGCAAGCTTGGCACTTGAGCTACGGGCTCCTCTGAAAGGAGAAGTCCCAATAGCTTGGAGACAAGCCCAGAAGCTTCTCTTGTTCAAGGCGGGTCATTACGACCCAGAAAGCCCTGACAAGTGGCCATTCTGGATAAAGGCCAGTTCACTCGTTGATTCCCAGACATACGATGCCTGGGTCTTCAAGTCAACGGCGCCGTGGTGGTATTATACTATCATGGACAAGTGGACTGATACCCTTTGGAAAGAGTGCCGGGTATTCCCGGGCTTCGTTCCGAAGTATCCGCCCCCTTCAGTCAATGATGCAATCAAGCCCCTGCTCGCGCAGGTGCCTGATGAATCCGCTACTCACCAAGCCAAGGATATGGCAAGGTGGTATGGGAAACAATTACCACTGGTAATGTCTCTCTGGCACGGTTACCTCTTAAGTGACCTTGCTGCGGGACTTATAAGCTTCGAGAAATTCGAGGCTTTAGTCGCAGAGGCTGAAGTAAGAGCTAACGCCTTACTGTATCAACCCCCTGCAAACAAGGGTCCGAGGGACCATGTCCTCTTGGATCACTGTTTGAGAGCCCTGGATAAGGCTCGTCAGGGCAGTGAGGCCCTATGCGCTGCTTAATTGCAGTGCTGGTAAACACC